CCTTCATATTCTAAAGTACAAGATATGATCATCAACATTAATATTGCAAATATAACGATTAACTTATTCATCACGAGTGATAGGTCTTGTAGGAATTTCAGGAGGCCATGTTTCTTTTAATTGTTCAAGAGAAGTACAACGTTGTAAATTAGGCATGAAGTTTGCAGGGATATTACGAAGAATATCCATCTTCTCTATAATGATTAATACTTCAAGTCGAGCTTCTTCATTATTAAAGATGACCCATTTGTTCATAGCTAATCTATGAGGAATATCTAGACTTACTAAATATTTGTTACGTTCTACCCGTATCCAGTCCATGTGAACAGTACAGGCTTTCTCAAAATTTACTACTATCTTATCATTTTCCCACACCCATGCATCACCAAAGTAAGGATCATCAGGACATAAGTCATCCTCAAGTCTATAAATAGGATTACCTATAGGAATAAGACCACCATCAATATTCTTTTGAATAGCATATTCTAATGCTTGTTCCTGTGTAAGATCATGTTTTACCATCAAGTAATTATAGTTAGGTCTAAAAGATAAAAGATTATATGGTGGGTTTGGATTTGGAGAAAAATAACATTTCATAATTAAGCCAACGATCCAAATATACCAGATGAATTAATTAGATCTGCTAATGCTGTATGTAACCCCGTATCAACTTGCCATACTAATGAAGTAGTAGCTGATCCCACAGCATGTCTATCTCCTCCTGTTGTCATTGCAGTAGCAAAAATAGCATACTTAGCATCTACCATATCGTCATCAATAGTACATGTCCATACACCAGTAGAAGTTCTCCCAATACCAGATACATTATGAGAATCTAATATATTAGGTGGATTAGCAGAATCCATACTAACCCATGCTTTACATGCTCCAGGATGCTGCCTAAATATTTCTGGAGATACATAACGGTCAGCATTTCCAGAACCTTCATCTAACATATCACCTTTTACGGCTTCAGTTATAGAGCCACTCAGTGCATCAATAGCTTGTTTTACTCTTAAAGGAGTCCAACCTGCTATGACAGTTGATGTACCAGCAGTAGCTAATGCTTGTGTAATAGCTGTCCTTACAGTGCCTACGTCATTTCCTGTAGATACAAATACTTGGTCAGCAGCAGTAAATTGCTGAATAATATCATCACGAAGATCATTCTGCTGACTTGCCAAGATTGTATCGCCGGCTGAAACATCACTACTTCCCATTATCTTATACCTTCATAATGTAATATCTCTTGAAATTCATGATCCTTAGATCGTATCTCTACATTAAGTTTATTAGCAGTATGTGTTACTTTAAATGCAGAGTAAATATTAACAGAATGTATGAAAAACTCTTTCCACGCAGTAACTACTTTATCTTTATCATGTGACCTAATATAAATTTGGGCAGGAGAGTGACTACTGATAATAGGTTTAAATTCTCTCACGTCATTACAATATTTATCTTCACATATAAGTGTAATTATATTTGGATTAGGATAAGGAGCATCTTCATATAAAACTTCTATAGAATGTTCTCCTATACGAATTAGTTCTACCATGTCCTCTATTGTGACTTGTGTATATTCATCCATATTATTCATACTTTACCATCCTACACATCCTATACCATTCTGTGGAGCGGCAGCAGTACCAAGTGCAGTTCCCCATACACTTACAGTAGTTATAGATACTTCTTCATTTAAAAATTCAAATGTTCCTCCATCTGCTAATCTTCCATCATAATCAACAGGAGGATCAGCACTATCCAATGCTTCATTAATTTTAAAAAAGATTTGGGTTCCTGTCATATTAGTTAACTTAAATATAGTAACAGCACTTGCAAATGTTAGAGTTACAGGTGTACTATTTGCAAACGTACCAGTTGCATTTATACTCGCTCCAGACTTAATTGCCACATCTATGCTCCTATCAAAGATTATATACCAGTATATAGTTAATCTTTCAGAAGAAGTCTTAGCAATATTAACTGCTACTCTAGCCCATAATGTACCAGAATCAGCAGCAGTAAGTAAAGCTAACTCTTTAATTGTAACATTAGCTTCTCCAGTAGCAAATTGTACTACAAACCTAGCAGTATATAAAGATCGTATTGTCTTAGAATCTACAGCCTTAGCATCATTAGAACCATTATATTGAGAAACAGTTTCTAATCCAGTATCGTCAGCAGCAGGAGTAGTTGTACCAGTTCCAACTCCTATAAATCCAGGATATGTAACTGTACCACCAGTAATTGCAGAAGCTAACTCTTCTCTAGTCTTATTAACAAGAATATTATGACTTCCACCAGACTTTTTAAATCTTCCGGTCTTAGCATCTGTTAAAGTCCAACGTACATATCCCTTAGGTTCCATACCTTCCATAATAGAACCACGAGATCCATGTAGTCTATTAAGAATTGATTTCATTAACCCCAACTACCTCCTTCGCTCCAAACTCCTTGAATATTATCTACCGCTAAGTGGTGAGAGGCTCCAGCTACTCCCCATAGAGTTTTATTGGTATTAGTTGTTAACACAGTATGAAAATCTTCCTTAAGAGTCATCCTATCCTGTTTATGTGAAGACTTACTGATAGGTTTATTCTCTTCTTTGACAGTACGTTGGAATACTTCTGTCCAAAGAGATCCTAATAACCTTGCAAGTTCAATTTCGTCTTGACCTGGTGATGGCATAATTAAAAAGCTATCCCATAAGGTACATTAGAAAACTGTATTGTACTTTCAATAATATTATCAGAAAGATTATTACTATCATCAGGTGTTAATACTACTTTCGTCACAGATATAACGAACATATCTTCTATTTGAAGTTCTGTACCCCATTTACGAAAAAATACTTGTCCTGCTTGCCAACCCTTAGTCCATGAAGAAAAAGAACCACGTCTTAATACTCTAGATTTTCTTTCTCTTAATATCTGAGTTACATGTTCAGCATCATCTAAGTCTACAAATTTCATACCAGATGTTTGACTATATAAGAATTGATGTATACCATCCCCACCTGTACGACGTGCTAACTCATCTACTATCGAGAAATCAGGATCTTCTAAATCATCTGTAATAACATACTTATATCTTACTTTAATAATATCTGCATCTAGAACTGTGTTAGCAGATGCAAACCTCACATAAGAACCTTCATCTTTAACATATACAAATACATCTGTTGCTCCACCAGTACCATCAGTAGTCTGTCCATCTATATCTTCAAACTTAAGAGTTTGATTTACATCACCACCACTGCCAGTATTCTTAGATACCGAAAGAACATGCAAAAACGTAAAAGGTGTACGTGATAGGAAGAATATCTTATTTGTTTCAGATTGATGATCTCTTCCGTTAGAGCCTAAAAATACATCTAATGCAGGAGCAGTAGATAATAATCTTATATCTCTAAGAATTAATTGAGAAGCTATACCATCAATACTTTCTTCTTCTTCAAAGTCAAAGTGAGTCGTAGTATCTACTTCAACATCTAACGTTAGAGCAGTTAAGAAACTAGCAGCAGAAGTATTTAGAATCTTAAAGTATACTTGCTTGTCGAAATCAATCCACCATTGCATACCAGTAGATTGAGCTATCATGTCAAATGCTTGTGATGGAACAATCTTATCAAACGTAAAAGCAGCCAATGTAGGTCCATCTACTACATTACCAACATTATCTTTAAAGAATGAATAATGTTTATCTGAATGACTATCACTGTGTAGATCTGTAAGGATATCTTTTATAGTTTGACCAGCAGCTTGTGAAGCATATAACTTATTTACTAATCTACGATTTAGAAAGTACACATAGTCTTTACATGAACACTTGTATAGTACAGTTGAAGGCTCAGGACCAAACATCCTAAATATTGAGGTTAATACTCCTCCAAATTCAATTGTTGAACCATCTTTAAATATTACTTCTTTGCCAGCTTCGGGAGCATCAATTTCATTATTAGTGATTAATAGATCAAATTCCATAGTATCAGAAGCAACTTGTACACTATTCTGTATTACAATTGTCTCAAAACGTACATATTCAATATATGAAGGAGGATTGTTAGCTTCTTGTGCTGTATCTGGAACGCCTATGGTTAGGGTTAATGCCATAGTATTTTAATCCAGGACATGCCATAAAAACTATTTTCAGACCATTTAATGGCCGTCTGATTAGTTTTAGGTATCCAATATAGGTTCAACATATAAAATGCCTGTAAAAACATTTCTAGGACTATGCCGACAACGGGACTCCAGAATATGAACCACTTCTGCTTATCCCTCTTAATACTTGGGTAGCAGTAGAGGTAGCTGCCAATCTAGGATTATTAGAGAATTGACCATGAACATTAACATTGATATTAATGTTACCTCTGCCTCCATGTCCACTTGAAGTACCACCCATACCAATATTAAAGCCTTTTATAGCCATTTCGCCAATCTTCATCATTTCTCTAGACGGCGACCACATACCAAATCCACTCTTCATTCCACTAATAACATCACCAGCTAACCCTTTTACCTTTGAAACAATATCAAATCTGTATATTCCTTCCCATAATCCACTTAACATATCATTACCAATATCTATCATAGCATCAAAGTCAAGTAATTCCTTAATTACATCAACTGCACCTGTAAATAATCCCGAAATCTTACTTAATAGAGGTAGAGATTTTATTCCATCCCATAAACCCTCTATCATATCCGTTCCAATTTCAGATATCTTTTCAAAGCTAATTATATAGGACAATACATTCTTAGCACTATTAAATAATCTTGATACTTTGTTAACTAAATTAAGAGACGTTACACCTCTCCATAAAAAAGTAATTATGTTTTTCCCTATATTTATTAAGGTTTGTGATGAAAGTATATCTTTAACAACAGTTATAAAGTCTGTAAATAAGTTATAAGCTTTATCCAAGAATAGTAAAGACTTAATACCATTCCACAGACCTTGCATTATATCTTTGCCAATACCAAACATCAATATAGACGGCGAGCCAGAAATACCAAAGAAATCCTTAATACCATGAACAAAATCTTCAAATAAAGTTAATATATTACCAATAATAGGGAAAGCTTTTATTCCATCCCATAAACCTTGCATAAGAACTTTTCCAAGCTCGTGCCAAGTCTCTGCACCTTCTAACTCTTCCCAAAATTCTGAA